TAATAATTGCAACCCTTGCGATTATCAGAGCGCAATTAGTTTAGAATAAATACCTCTGTATATTATTTGTAAAGAATGGCAACTTATCCAATTGTAAATAAAGAGACTGGTGAAAAACAGGTGATTGAAATGAGTGTTCATGATATCACTGAATGGTATGAAAACCATTCAGAATGGCAAAGAGATTGGTCAGAAGGGTGTGCTTCTGGTGTAGAACTTGGTGAATGGATGGATACACTTGTTAAGAAAAAACCTGGATGGAATGAAGTTTTAGATCGTGCATCAAGAGCTACTGGGTCTAAAGTAAAAACAATCTAAAAACGAATGACAAGAAAAAGAAGAAGTAACAACGATTACCAACCCATCGGGGATGGTCTCACTGCCAAGCAAGTAAAAAGAAAAAAACCAATCAATTCAGAATTACTTTTAAATATTGAACCACTTACAGAAAATCAAAGAAATTTATTTACTTTGTATGATGAAGGAAAACATTTGGTTGCTCATGGTGTTGCTGGTTCAGGGAAAACTTTTCTATGTCTCTTCAAGGCACTTCAAGATGTTCTAAATGAACATACACCGTATGAAAAAATTTATATTGTAAGGTCTCTTGTGCCTACTCGTGAGATTGGATTTCTTCCTGGAAGTCACGAAGATAAATCATCACTATATCAAATACCATACAAAAATATGGTAAAGTATATGTTTCAGATGCCATCTGATGCTGATTTTGAAATGCTCTATGGTAATTTAAAATCACAAGAAACAATTAGTTTTTGGAGCACTTCATTTATTCGTGGAACAACTCTGGATAATTGTATTATTATAGTCGATGAATTGGAAAACTTGAATTTTCACGAACTTGATAGTATAATTACTCGTGTTGGTGAGAATACTAAAATTCTTTTCTGTGGTGATGCATCTCAAAGTGATTTGGTGAGATTAAATGAAAAAAATGGTGTGATTGATTTTATGAAAATTATTCGTGCGATGCCATCATTTGGAATTGTTGAGTTTGGTGTTGATGATGTCATAAGGTCGGGTTTAATTAAAGAATATCTTATTGCAAAAATGGAACTTAATTTATGACATTTATTCATCATAATTTTTTAGGTGATCTTGAACTAGAAAAAAAAGAAACAAATGGTATTCGTCTGTATCATCTTCCTGATGGTCAGTGGGTACCATCTATTACTTCTGTGACTTCTTTTTACAATCGTGAGATTTTTGTTAAATGGAGAAAACGTGTAGGACTCGAAGAAGCAAATCGGATTACAAAAAGAGCAACAGCACGAGGAACTGATTTTCACTTAGTTTGTCAGGACTATTTGGAGAATAAGGAACTGAACTGGGACGATTATCAACCTCTTTCAAAGTTTATGTTCTATCATGCAAAACCAGAACTTGATAAGATAAATAATATTCATGCGATTGAAAGAACTCTTTACTCTGAATATCTTGGACTTGCCGGAAGAGTCGATTGTATTGGAGAATATGATGGAGAACTTGCCGTTATAGACTTTAAGACTTCCGAAAAGATTAAACCCGAAGCTTGGTTAGAAAACTATTTCGTTCAGGAAATGTTTTATGCCTCCGCATACTTTGAACTTACTGAAATTGCCCCTGTTAAGTTAATTACCATTATGGTTACTCCTGGTGGAGAAGTGAAGGTATTTGACAAAAGAAACAAAGGGGATTATATTAAGTTATTAGTTCGTTACATCAAAAAATTTGTACATCACAATACTGGGGCAAAGAATGGAGAATGAATTAGAAAAGGTACTCGAAAGTAAATTCTATTGTCCAAATAAGTTCGCACAAGAGATTGAGGATCTTGTTCAAGTTAATATTGAAATGAACTATATCGATGCGATTGTATACTTCTGTGAAAAAAATAGTCTTGATGTTGAGTCAGTATCTAAACTCATTTCAAAACCACTGAAAGAAAAAATTAAGTATGAGGCAATGGAACTTAATTTTCTCAAAAAGACCTCCCGTGCCAAATTAGTTTTTTAATTCCATTTTGGAGGGCAAAATTTTCCAGGCAAAAAATTGCTCCTATTACTTTTTTTGAAAATGACTCCTTTTGACTGCTATAAAACTTATCTGGCACTCAAAAACCATTTTACAAAAGATTCTTATGATTATTACAAATATTGTAAAAAGACCAGAGCATCATTAGAGTCCTTTTATAAGAGACGTGATCGTTTTTGGTTTGAAAAGATATCCAGACAAAGAACAGATAAAGAAATTGAAGACTTTTTTATCGCAAATTTTGTTTCTTGTAATGATTCTGAATCTTTATGGATCGGTGAGATTATAAAAACCGGAGATCAGAATTATAATGAATGGCAAAGAAAAATTCAGTCTCTTTCTTATCTCTTCAAAGAAGAATGTGAAAGTTTATTTGCCGAACATAATTTTAAGAAAGTATTTGAGTGTTCCAAGGGGCATCCACCTCTTCTCAAAAAGTTCCTGAGCGGGAAAATAAGCCTTGAAACTATGGTAATCTGTGATAGAATATTCCTGTACGGGAATGACTTTGATAAGAAACTTAAAGATCCTGTATGGGAAACTGTAAGTCGGAGAATCAGAAAATACTCTCCATTCCTACATATAGATGTGTCTCATTACAAGAAAATTTTGAAAGATATTGTTTTTGGAGGAAAATGAATTTTTTTAAGTCTGATATTGTTCGTTCTGAAATGGCAGAAATTGCAGAACTTCAACAAAGTGTTTATAATAATGTCTTTAAGTTTCATTTGATGGATCGTGAAGAAAAAATATCTCACGTAAATCTTCTTGAAAAACTTTTAGATAAGCAAAGAACAATCTATACTCGTTTAAGTTTATCTGATGCCCCAGAGGCAAAAGAAATGAAAGAAAAAATCTCCGAATCCGCATCGGCAATGGGACTTCCTTCTGGTGTGGATATGAATGTGATTTTTGGAAATCTTGCAAAAATGCTTGATAAAATGAAAGATCAGATTGACAGAACGGGTTCTGATCTGTAGAATATATTGGGCTGGACGATCCCTAAGCAAAGTCACAAAAGCCAAATCTCACAAATACGAGGAAAAATCGAATGTCATTCGAAAATTTAAAAAAGCAATCTAAACTTGGTTCTTTAACACAAAACTAGTTAAAGAAGTTGAGAAGATGAGTACTACTTCTAGTGGTGCCGATGAACGTCTCTGGAAACCCGAAGTTGATAAAACTGGTAATGGTTTCGCAGTGATTCGTTTTCTACCTGCTCCTGATGGTGAAGAACTTCCCTGGGCAAAGATGTATTCACACGCATTTCAAGGACCTGGTGGATGGTATATTGAAAACTCACTGACGACTATTGGTGGTAAAGATCCTCTCGGAGAACACAACCGAGATCTGTGGAATACAGGAACCGAAGCAAATAAGGAAACTGTTCGTAAGCAAAAACGTAAGTTGTCATATTACTCTAACATATATGTCGTAAAGGATCCCACAAATCCTCAGAATGAAGGTAAAGTATTTCTGTTTAAGTATGGAAAGAAAATCTTTGATAAGATTATGGAAGCAATGCAACCAGAATTTGAGGACGAATCACCAATCAATCCTTTTGATCTATGGCAAGGAGCAAACTTCAAACTGAAGATCGTTAAGAAGGATGGTTATTGGAATTATGATAAGTCCGAGTTCGGACCATCTGAACCTTTATTGAGTGATGATGATGCGATGGAAGCACTCTGGAAGAAAGAGTATTCTCTGGCAGCAGTCACCGCACCAGATCAATTCAAGTCCTATGAAGAACTTGAAAAACGTCTGAAAATGGTATTGGGACAGAAACCAACAAATCGTCGTATGGATGAGGAAGTTGAGGATGAGGATAATGATCGTGGATCATATACTCCTGAATCTAATGGAACCAAAGAAACATTCAATTCTTTCAGTTCTTCAAATGAAGATGAAGACGATGCCCTTTCATATTTTCAGAAATTAGCAGAATAAAATCAATTGTAAAGTTTGATATTATCCCCTCTTTTTAAGGTGCTGCTCATATACTGAGTGGCACCTTCTCTATATTCCATAATCTCGGACATATCATTTGTAATAATGCCGAGATATTCTTTTTTAAGTAAGAAAATATTTCTCTTTGCATCTTCTAGTTTGATTTCATAATCATAATTTGTCACTGGAACTGCTATGTTTCCTGTATCTACCTGCAGACTTGTAAGATAATCATAATAACTTACTGTATATGGAGAACCTACCTCAAGACCAGAAGGAACAATCGTAACTCCCTGACTATTTTTAATTTCAGAAGTCTCATAATGATGAATACCATTATAAAGAGTATTATAATCTCCATATTTATTGACTAAATGTCTGTCTAAATCATCCTGTAGAAGAGGCCATTCTGATTGAATGCTGAGAATATTATTTGCTAAAAGAATCACCCAATCTAAGTTTGAATCTCTATAAACTTCAAAAGCAACATTATCTGGTCTATCATTACCAGAAATTTTATATTTTTCAAAAAATGCAAGTTCCTGAAAAATATCGTCTCTTATTTTTCCTTTTTTAAAAAGATTTTTTACTACAATATAATCTGATATGTTTTTGGATCCTGCAATCCGACTTACATACTCAAAATCTGGAACTTGTTTAAAATAAGATGCCATTTTAGAAACCTACGTTGTCATCTTTTTCACCATACTCATCATCAAAGATTGGTTCAAGTTCTTGAAATGTTAATCCAATTCTATATGCAGTCATTGATTTTTCCTCTCCCGCATAAGTCATATATGTTCCGTCAGGAGTATAATCAACATTACAAGATTGTAAAGCACATTCTTTAAATCTTGTTAAGTATGGGTGTGTTACGCTTTTTCCTCCTTTTGAAGTCATATATTGAATCGCAAAAGTATGTGGTGCTTTTAAAAATAAAGAAGTCTCACTTCGTTTTACTGACATTGATTGTTTAAATGCACGAATGATTTTTCGCACCATTACTGATTCTTCTGGTGATCTTGGATAAAATGAAAAAGAAAATGAATGGGATCTTAAACTTGGTCCACTAAAGAGAAGTTCTGTATTATTGTTTCCAACAATTCCTAGTGTTCTTTGAGCAATAGATGCATTATTTAATGCAGCTCCGGTAAATAATGCACCAAGTGGACTTACTGCTTCTCCAGACTTGATTGTCTTTTTCAACTTTTTACCTGTTTTATCAAAAGACTCTTCAGCACCCTCTACTCCACCAGTAAGAAATCCTTGAGCAAGATCAGCGCTAGCTGCTTGTAACATATTTAGTTTGTCATCTGTCCAACCAACAGTATTGCTATCATTAATTCCTGCAGGAATTGGTAAAGTGATTATTCCTATTCTTTTAGATCCTTTTATTATAGGATTACCACCATCAAGTTCCACCACTCTACTCTGTGTAGTTCCAAATTGACTAGAACTTTGTTTTCCTTTTGCAAGTGATGGTGAGTATTCTAAAATTGAAAACTTAATTACATCTTGGGATTCTACTCTCATATTTAGGGGATATCTCATATCCTGACTATATGAAAGTCTTGTTCCTGTTTTAAATTTATTTTCTGCTGCTATTGCAGCTGCTCCTGCTGGATCTGGTGGTGGTGTCGTACCCCCATTTTTTGCGGCACCAGATCCAGTTGCAGCATTCAGTGCTTTTTTATCTTGGTCCGTAGTTACTCCCAAGTCTTTTACTACTTTAGAATCTGTTATTTGTTTTGTTACTTCTTTTCTCAAGGGACTATTTATATCTGCAAGTGCTGTTTTTTCAGCAGCATTTGCAGATGCTGCTGAAGTCACATTTCCAGCAGCATCTATATTTCCTATAGTCGTTGTTGTACCACCTTCTACTTTTTGTATCTCTGTGTTAAATTGCCTGTTTCCATCAGTGCTTTTTCCAATCTCCGTAACTTTGGATTGTATTGTGGTTGGAGTAGTCCCAACATTTGGTTTTGCCTGAGGAGATGTAACTGATGCCATTAGACACAGAGAGTTTTACTTATTTAGACGGAATTTTGCATAAGGTATAGA